GTGAGTTTGGCCCCCTTCGGCTCGTAGGCCAGCCCCATGTCGTTGTTCCAGAACGCCTGCACCACCTCCGGGTCGTCGCTATGCATCCGCCGCCACATGGCACCTAGGTCGGCGCGCGGGCTGAGCAGGCCGGGGAACCAGTAGCCAACGATGGCACTCGCGGCCTGGGCCACGTATTTCACGGCCCCCGCATCCCAGCGCTCCCGGATGTGAAGTCCGGCCCCGCACGGGCAGACCAGTTGCCCCGGCGCGTGCAGCAGGCCCACGTCCAGCCGCCGCCACTGGCCGCAGGCGTCGCAGCGCACGTGCGGCTCGCGCATGTCCGTCGTCTGGTATTCGCTGTCAATGCCGAAGCCGGGCACGCTGGGCGTCGACAGGTCGCGCTGCCAGTTGTAGCGGCTGTCCTTCGTCCGGTCGCGCACCAGCGGGATAGCCGCGGGCGGCACGCGGTCGAACTCGTCAATCACCGCCACGTCCGCCGCGACGCCCGCCAACTGCTGCGCGCGGCGCGGGTCGCCGACAGTAATGTTCGTCCCGCGAATATGAATGCTGCCGCGCGCGAAAGTTTTCAACTCCACATTGTCAATATCCAGCGTCCGGTACAGCATCGGCGTGTCAGTGATGGCCGGCGCCAGCCGCGTGTGCGAAAAGGCGCTGACGCTGCCGCCGCCCGGCGGCATGGCGTAGAAGACCGTCAGCCCACGCGTCGCCACGGCCCACAAAGCAAACGTCACGGCATACTCCGTCACGCCTAGCTGCGCGCCCTTGCGGATGACGACCCGCGCCGCCTCCAACTCGTACAGTTCCCGCAGCCAGGGATAGTCAGAGAGCGTGAAGGCAACGCTCTGCCCCGTCGCCCTGTCCTGGATGCGGCGATGGGCTACGGCCCAGGCCAAGAGTAGTTGCGGCTGGACAGAATCAGGAGTTGCGACGAGGCGTCTCTGCCTGACCTTCCGCGACTCCATCCAGGCGTCTCCCATCATCTGCCGAATCGCCCAGGTCGGCAAACTTTTCGATGAGTTGCTGGAATTCTTGACTAACGTCGATTCCAAGCCGTTCGGCCTCCCGTTGCCATGTAATGTCAAGTCTGTCCTTACGGGCAAACTCATCAGGATGAATCCGCTCCAAGAGCCATGCCGCCGCCTGCCAGTGTTGCGGCTCCCGCGCCGCCATCCGAATCTGCAAGATGAGCGATTGCTTGCGCTGCGGGATGGCCTTTTTTATGGCGTTGAAGAAATTGAGAAACGGCTCCTCTCGCGGGCGTACCGCCCGCTTTGGCGATGTCTGCAGGCGGTTGTGTTCGGCCTCTCCCCGCTGTAACCAGATGTAAAACGTTGATGCATCAATGCCAGAGAGCGCGCAGGCATCCCGGTTTGACATGCCTAGAATGATGTTGTCAGTAATGGCTTTGATTGTCTCAGGCGTGCAAAGAGTCTTACGGCCAGTCATGCAGCAACCTTGACCAACTTCATCCCATACTCATTCGGCTCACTCGGAATGACTATTCCGAGCTTGCGTTTAAGTTGGTTCGACTTGAACGGCCTGTAATCGACCTGATGCTGCCAGCGCCCCCACTTACGGGTAATCTTGACTACATCGGGGTGCTGTTGCTGAAGTGACAAAGCCATCTGGTAGCGCGCGTCTGCTGTCTTGTAGAGTTCGTCGGTGTTGCCACCCTTCATCGTCATCGTTGCTACCTTATCAGCCAGAAATGCATAAAACAGAACTGTACACCAGCCATCTTTGAGAACGCGCAGTGATAGGTCAGTATCTTCGTTGTAGCGGCCCCGCCAGCGGTATGAAATATCGTTTTTGATCAGGATGCAGGAATAAATACGGGTGTTCAGAATGAATGGCCAGTGCTTCTTTTTACGTGGGGCCAAAAGTTCATACTGCATCCCTGCAAGTGCTACATTCTCATACCGCTCTACGAAATCCTCAATCGCTCTAAAAGTAGCCCCTGAGTCTGTCCGATATTTGATATTGTTAGTTAGCCTATAAAAATCCCGTATATTGTCATCGAGTATCCAGTGACATTCATGCCCTCCACTGATTGAGTGTTCCCATACCCAATTGCGCGCTGGAATAGAGCCTTGCCCCAAGTTACGGAAGGGCAAAATGAGCAAGGCATCCTTATCCATCACTGCTGCATAGTTGTCATACTCCTGTGGTTCAATGACAACATGATGCGGTATATGGCGGAGTAGTAATGCCTTGACAGTCAAGCGCGACTCCCAGCGACCCTTGGAGATGACATAGATAGGATACTTAGGATTCACTCGCCTTATATTCCTTGAGTGCCATTTCTTCTTGCTCAGGAAACCAGAGATACTTTGTCTTCGCTGTCACAGTCTGATCTAGCAATTCAGCAAAGGCATCTACATCCTCCTGCTTAGTGAAGTGAATCTTGATTGTCTTAAAAGCAAAAGCATCTTCCTGCTCAAACTCCGGCATCCCCTGCCATTCTTGCATCGGGTCATTCGGCGGAGTGATGCCAGTCCTGACCGCCAACTCAGCCAGCATCTGCTGTAAGGCCGCCTCGCTGCTCTGCACATCTTCCAAAAGTGATGCCAGCATAGCCTTATCCGTGACAGCCAATGCCGCGATGGGATCGAACGTCGCCAGCATCAGCCGTTCCTCTTCGGGCGACAAGTCCACCTGAATATAGGGCACATCAGCATCGCCGTTCTGCAACGCCTGCCAGATGCGCTCATGTCCGTCAATTAACTGGCCCGTACGCGCGTTCTCAATGCAGACGCCAACCCAGCCAAGTTCTCGCAAACTTGCGGCGAGGGCATTCCGTTGATTTTGCGGGTGTACTTTTGGATTTAAGGGATTAGCTTGAAATTGAGACGCAGGCTTTGTCCCAAAGTTGACTATTCTATTACGCCAGCCGTCTTGTGCCTTTGCGCCGTTCTTTTTCGCCATGCCCATGCCCCAGAAACGAAAACGCCGCCCCTTGCGGAGCGGCGTCACTTTCCTCAGCGTTCCCCGACAACAGGAACTCGCCACAGACTTATCCAATTCAGTCTAGCACGATTCAAGCAGCGTGTCAATCAGCCCGGCACTTCCAGCCTCACACCGCCCGCGGTCAGCGGCAGCGCGCAGAAGCGCACGAACACGGTCTTGCATTCCGGACACCAAAGACTGAGTTGCTTCTGTTTCTTAGCCATCTTGAGTCGGCAACCGCACCGCGAACAAATGGGGTACGCCACAAAAACCTCCTAATCTTTTGTCCAGTATCCAATCCAAATATCGTCGTGGATCATCGGCCAGGCCAGAAACTGGATGTCAGGTACATCCACATCGCGCCGGAAACGAGCAAAGAACGCATCGCAGGCCGTACAGCCGCCTTCATCCTCGCCGATATAGACAATAGGCTTCTCCACGCCCCACAGGTTACACACTTCGACAATCGTCTCATCCTGGTATGGCGGCCAGGAGACGACCAGTACATCGCGGCCAGCATACTTGCGCACGGCCTCACGGGCATCCAGCCGCTCGACAGGAAAGATGGGCGTCATGTCAATCAGGTGGTGGTTCCCGTCGGGGCTGGGATTGTGCCAACTGCCATCATCCGTCGCCACAACATTGATGCCATGCCCTGATAGTGACTTGGCCAGCCAGCCCGCGCCGGCCATGACTTCGAGGACGGTGCGCGAGCCAAGCCAATCGGCCAGCGCCTTCGTCCAGACCTGATCCACGATAGCGAAC